CTCCTATGTGATTTCTAATATTGATAATGTTGCGTCTAATTTTGCTGATACTGAACAATCAATTTTAATAATATCAGTTGCTTGTGCAACAACTTTACCACCTGTTAAAAGTTCTAATGATGACCCAGCTGGGATTGATACATCTTTTACTAATAAAACTGTTTCGTTTGTTTCTGTATCTGATGTATCTGATACTAATTGAACTGAAGCTGTGACTCCTGTTGTGTGAATATTACAAAGTGTTAAGCCAATAACTACGCAAGTTGTGGAATTTGGAACTGTGTAAAGTGTAAGTGGAGACCCAGCCGATGAGGGCATTGCACCATTTGTTTTTACCTTAAAAGTATTTGCCATTTATTCTCCTTATCCTAATGCTATTGCTAGTGGCAAAGCATTTGGGTCTGTTTCAGATATTGTACCTGTTACAGACATTGTGCTAGTGACAGCATTTGTTGATGTGTTTATTTGAAATAACTCTATATCATCTGAGCCATCAAAAATCTTAACTTTAAGTACATTTGTTGTTGCGTTATCTATAAATAGACTTCCAGCAACAGCCGATGATGGTCTTGAACTACCAACATGAGTAGAATTTATTGCTCCTAGAATATTGTTTAATTCTGTTCTAAAAGAAGCAAATCCTTGATTGGCTAAAACTACATCTGATACTTGACTCATGTTAATCCTTATATTTTAAAATGGTTATGTTTTCAACCCATATCCAAACACTTGATAATCAAAAGTTCGGCTTATTCCTGTATTACTACTATTATAAAACCTTATTGTAAAGCCTGTTTTAGATTTACTTGTGATCTGATAATAGTCTCCTGTTTGCAATCCTTGTGCTGAAATACCGATACTTGGAGTTGCGTAAAAAGAATTTGTAAATGTAATTGCCTGACCTGAAGCTGATGCAACAACATCTTCTCCTGACTCAGTTCTTACTTCAAAATTTACTTTGTATTGTAGAGTATGAACTTTTGCTCTTACCTTATTATTATCGCTTGTAATCTTACATCTAAATTTAAAAAATCTACCTTTTATTGTGCTTTGTTGTGCAATCTTTTGAAAACTTGTAATACTTGCTAAACTACTATCACTTGCTCCTACCTGTATTTCTGCTCCAGCCTGAACTTCAGGAGACCCATCAAAAGGTGCTTTAGCATCTTCAAATAAAGTTGCACCTCTACCTGAATCAAATAAATCATATTCATCTTCTGTACTCATACCAATAACAGCACCTAAATTAACATCATAAACTGCATCTAATGATATGGTATTTGCAAATGTATAAAATCCTGATGATTGTATGTTAGAATTAAAGTTTGTTGGATTAGAAGTAGAGTCTGTTCCACCAAGATCAAACACTCCCTCTGCTGATTCTATGTTACCAACACCACTATCAAATTGTGTTATCGTATCTAATATTAAAACTTTTCTTCCAACATTATCTTCTGATAATGCAACATTACTATCTCTTGTTCCTAAAAAATCTGCCATTATTCACTCACAGTTAGTATGTTTTTAAAGTTTTGTAGCCCTGAAATATTAGTAGTTACAATAGAGGCTTCAGCACTTGCATTACCAAGTTTATCTACTGCCTTAATTAAAAAGCTACCTGTTTGTGCATTTACTACAAGTGAGTTTGATTTTCTTCTAACTACTTTTGCAAGTGGTGTACTATTATTCCATGTAGAGCCACTTTGAACATTTTGGTATCTTACTTCATACCAACTAATATCTAAATCTGTTACAGGTGTCCAAGATAACTCCATTTGATTTGACCCAACCATAGATACAGAAAGATCATCCACATCACTTGGTATTTCTGTTGCACCAATTATTTTTCTTGAAGCTGATGTATAACTAGAAGAAACTCCAAAACTATTGATAGCTTTTACTCTTACATCGTAAGTAATATCATCAACAACATTTATAAATTCATGGTTTAGCTGAGTACCACTAGATATTATTTTAAAATCTGACTCAGTAGATTTTTTTGCTTCAACTTGATAATACTGAACAAATTGGTCTGTACTTGCACCAACTAATATATTCAATCTTGTTAAAACAACTCCATCAGCATATTCTATAAGTTCATCAGAAAGTGTAAGTGATGCTGGTGCTTGAATACTAAATGGATTTGGTAAAGTAGTTGTTGGTGTACTTGCTACCTGTCCTTTTGTTGCAAATGTATAATGAGATGCTTGATACTCTACTAAGTTTAAATTAATAGTATAATCTTCATTAAATGTCATAGATAAAACTCTAAATGCTTTATCTGAAAAGCCAAGCGATGATAAACTTACATTACAAATATCTCCTATGTGCAATTCATAAGCTTTGAATCCACAATTAATGCTAAGACCTAAAGACTCTCTACTTCTTCTTAAAATAATCTCAGCCATTTCTTCAGCTTGATATGGAGATGTAATAGTTCTAAAATCAAATCTACCCTCTAGTAAAAATCCCCCATCTGCTGTTTTCATTGTTGCGTGTTGATCTGCACTTGCTAATCCTGAGTCATCAATAGGTGGAAACTGAATTTCATCTACTTGGTAGTTTCTGTCAGGGTTTATAAAAGAAGCAATAACTCTGTTATATTTAGAATTTTTTGTAGGAGAAGCTAAAGCATATCCACCAATAATATCATCTTCAGTTAAAGATACTGAAGCTGTGCCTGTAGTTTCAATAACTAATTTATATTTACCCTGAACATAAGGGAGATAACCTCTCATGCCTTTTACAATATCTCTTACATTGTCTAATACTTTTTTAGATGTATCTACAACAGCATTACAATCAAATAAATTAATATTACTACCACCTGAAAATGGTGTAACCTGTGTAACGCAAACTTGTGAAGCATCATAAAAACTTTGTAAATCTAAATTTGATGTAGCAATACCTTTTCCATATCTTTCATTTCTTAAATAATCCAATAAACAAAAAGCTGGATTAGTAGAAAAAGATGCAGTTTGTTCTGATAAATTAGATGCTAATGTAACAATCTTTTTACCTTTTACTTTTGCTTGTACTACAGGTATTCCACCAAACACATCTTGATTCCATTTAAATCTTAAAGCTAAATAACAAATACCTGAAAGCTTATGATTACTTCCCCAAGAAGATAATGTTGATAAAATACTTGATGCACTTTGACCATCTTGTCCTAAAAATGCTTGTATTTGAATATGACTTGTAGAGTCTTTATAAAAATTACTGTCGCTACTTGCAACTTCTCTTAATGTGCCATGAGTTAATGCACCATCAAATGTGACTACTTTGTCATCTACTCTAATTTGTTCTATTGAATTTACCTCTCCCTCTGCAAGAACTAAAGCAACATATAGATAAGTATTATCTGTTCCTGAAGTTTCTATAAATACTCTTGTTCCACCAACTAATCTTTCTCCATAAATTACAGGAACACAAGCATTGTTAGATTGTTTATTTAATAATATACCTCTTTCAGTTTCTTCAAAATCATTTGTACCAAAGTCAGGTACATCAGGTTTCATTGATCTTGAAAATAACCAACCAATAGCCATCACACCTAATGCAACAAATGGATTAAACCCACCATTAAAAATGTTAAATGCACTAACTACAGGGCTAATTATTTCTTTTCCTTTTTCTACTATTGCACCCATTATTTATGAAATCCCCTTTTAAATTTTTTACCAACCCTATATAATTTATTGTTATTATCTAAACGCAACCAAGATATAGATTCATTTTTTTTTAATAATTTTTTAAAATAATTATACACCCATGACATAACCTCTTTGCTCTTTCTGATTATAATAATATCATATAACCATAAAAGATTACCACTTTTCCATTCATTTTTATAAATTTTTAAAGTGCTTATGTAATTTTTTTCTATATCTTTGCTAAGATAAGCCCAATTTACAAAACCATAAATACCTTGTTCGTCTTTAAATATTTTATATTGGTTTAAATTTATTGATGGTAAAATATGATGATATAATTCGTCATATGTATTTTTTTTGTATTTATCAAAATTATAATACAAACCGATAACCTGATTAAAAGTTGTCATTCTCTACCCCATTTAATATCTAATACTGATTCACTTGCATAGTCCATTCCAACATCTGTACTAAAAAATCTTTGTTGAGAAGCATTGTTTGTTTTTCTACCTGACTTCTTATCAAAGTCTGCCCAATGTGAAACAATAATTAATTTAACATTTGATTGAGTTTCTGTTTCAGCTATTTCAAATGTATCTATGTTCCCTGAGTATAATAATATTGGGTCAGCAATTATAGAATTGCTTGAATTTAATAATCCTCTGTATATTTCAACAGTATCATTTACAACATTCTCATTTAAAACTGTAGATATAAATGTTTGATCTGCACCTGATAAAGATAAGCTTAATGATGTTTTTGTAATATCTGTTTGTTCTTCAAAGGATGAGCCACCCACTAAAAATGGAGAAGCTGTGTAAGTTCTACTTGTACCTGATATTGAAGAAGTTAAATTAAAACCACAATCAGTTAAATATACAGGTGTTGAAAATCCTATTTCTATAAGATGTATAGGTCTAATCTGACCTGTTAATAACTCGTTTTTTACTGCTGTCGTTAGTGTTCGTGCCATGTTCCTCGTAATATGTTCTAGTTATAGCTTCTGTACCTTTTAACATGGTAAAATTAAATTTGCTATCAGGTTTTTTGTAAGCTTTTAAATCGTTTGTTTTCTCGTCAATCTCATCTTCATTAACAATAGCAGTTGCTTCAAAGTCTGCACTAATTAAGTGAGTAATTTTGTATTTTTTCATTAAAGAGTTTCTTCAACATCTAACTCAAATTGATATAAAACATTACCATCTTTA